CGCGTCTTCCAGTTGATGATTGACTCTGCGGTGTAGCTGGCGATGTTTGCCCGGGCTCGGCCGGACAATTCGTCAGCCTTGCTGACAGTTCCAGCCTCGACTGCGGCGTAATCAACCAGCAGCCCGTGACGCCCCACTTCGAGCAGGTGCCCGATCACCGACTGGGATTGTTGGTAGACGCTCACACCCTGACCGTCGACATCCTTGGCCACGTAATAGAGCGCGCCGGGAACAGTCAGCGTGGGCCAGGTGCGGAATACCGCACCGACGAGGCTGTGCTTCGTGCGCCCCGTGGCGTTGTAGAACACTGCCCGCTTTTTGTACGCCTCGTAGCGCTGCTTGTTGTCCTCGCTGGTATCGGCCGCGTTCGGCCTCGGCAGGTAACGGTCGCCGGCAGCCTTGATTGTTTCCGACCCTTTGCAGACGTCGCGCACTAAGCGCCAGCGGTACTGTGCCGCCTTGTACTCGGGACGAGTAAAAGTGACGTCCGTCATCGGGCGACTCCCATTTTCATTGAGGTGACCGGTTTAACGATCGGGTACTCGCGGTGAATGAAGTAACCGCCGCCGTCGTTGGCGTGGTCGTTTCCCTGGCTCTTGTCTGGTTCGCCGTTGGGCGCCCAGATCTGCTGTTCCAGGCCATCGGCGTAGGTCGGGCATGTGAACGGGTTCACCAGGTAACGCCGCTCGCCCTGCGCGTTGCAGAACATGGCGTTCATGGCGTTGATCCGATCCTTCACCGGCGGGTTTGCCGCCGGCGCGATCACTGTGAAACCCGCCTGCTTGAGCATGGCGATATCGGTAAGGCTCGCATTAACCGACTTGCGCGAATCGCCGGAGGCGTCTGGATAGATCCGGATCTCGCAAGTCTTTCTATAGTCGTTGCCGGTGTGTTCCCAGTACCGTTCTTTGATACGGCGGATCATGTCCGGCGTGTCGTAACCATCCATCAACTCATCCACGGCGCGAGGCAGACCCTGATCACGTTTGACGTGGGTGATCGCCGCCATCTTGCCGACGTTGAAGTCCATGCCGATAAACAGCGGCTCACCGGGCTGCACAGTGTCGAAACACTGGTTCAGCTTGCGGTCGTAAGCGTGGTAGATCGACCCGGACGTCAGGTTGACGAACTGGCCGTTTAGGTACGCGCGGATCAGTTGCTCGGGGTATGACTCCATCAACGACGCGATGTAGTCGTTCGGCAGGTTCAGCTCGTTGTCGAAGGTGCTGGCCTGGATCAGACCATACATTTCCTTCAGCGCCGGTTTGTCGCGCAACTGCTTCACGAACTGGAGAAAGACGAACTTGAAGCCTTCCGGCGTCGTGGTCACATCCACGCCGTTCTTCAGCCCAGGGATGTTGTAGCGCATCCGGGCAATGATCTTACGCCAGGCTTGCTGCGCCTTGATCGAGGTCAGCACATCCAGCTCATCGACCAGAGCGTGACCGATCTTGAAGCCCACGATGGTCTGCGGCTTTTCCATCGACCGGCAAATCACAGTGCCGCGATACTGCCGGCCGCTGTAGATGTGAACCTCATGGTTCGCCTGGTTGATCTTGGTCTTCAGCCCCCAGTCATATGCCACCTCCTCCATCGTGGGATAGAAGATGTCGCGGATCTGCGGGTAAGTCGGTGCGAAGTAGCCAGCGTTGACGCCCGGCCACTCCATGAAATGCTTGCTGAGCGCCGAGCATCCGACCCAAGTCTTTCCGGAGCCGAATCCAGCAACGAAAGCGCGAAACTTGTGGGGCAACAGGAGGAACTGCGACTGCGGAACGTTAAGGCTCGGCATTCGGCTTCCTCGCATCCACTACGTCGACCTGAATGCGCGTCGGGATTGCCGGTTCGTCGTCAGGCTCATCCTTCCGGTGGCGATTGACGTAGACGTCGCCGACTTCTTTCGCGGCCTGTTCGAGGATCTGCATGGCCAGGCCGATGTTCTTCATCGTCTCCGCCTTCTCCACGAACCGGTTCATGGCGCGCAGGCGGTAGGCACGGTTCGCGATCGGGATCTCGGCAGTTTCTTCGCGGAAGCGCTTGCGGGCATCTTCAAACATCGTCACCCAGCGCTTGGCCAGGCCTTTCCCTGATGTCTTTGTCGGGTCGTGTGTCTCTACCTGCTGGCGAGTCACCGTGATCCCGTATTCCTTTTGGACGGCTTCAACAACCTGTGACGGCGTGTCGAAGCACGCCAAGGCCTGAACGATAAAGGCCTTCACGTCGTTTTGAAGGGCTGCCATAGATTTTCATCCGTCCAGAGCCTGTCCAGAATCAGGCCGACTTGAGCAGACAGGTTCCGCAGGCCCTCGATATGTTCAATTTCCCCACCTCAGCAGGATTGTTTGCAGCGTCCACCAGCTCTTGCACTTGAGGGCTTGCCCCATACCTACGCACCACACCGACGAACTCTTCAACGTCGTGTCCGCGCATCTCAAGCTTGGGCAATCCTTCCTGGGTGAACTTGGGTGCGCCGTACTGATCGGTTGCTTGAGCAATGTGATAGAGCTCGTGCTCGACCAGCGCGCAGAAGTCAGCGTCGCTACACTGGGCGCAGTAGTCGGCAGCCAGGGTGATGATGTAGGCCGGCACGTCGCCGAACCAATCCATCATCTGCTGTTCCATTCGGGCCTTTTGCCAACCGCCGGCGCGGAACGCTACCTGTTCGGCCTGGCCAACGACCGTGCGCCCCTTCTTCGTAAAGGCAGCAGACGCCCACATCACGCGAATGTCCGCATCGATCAGATGGGCGTGCTCTTCGTTGTGGATGCTGCCGGTGTCGGCAAGGATCTCGGACTGGAGCCACTCCCACACTTCTGGCGCAGGGATCAGGCGAATACCGAAGCTGGAAAGCTCAGACAGTTCGAGCAGCGACTCTGGCGGCATCGGTCTATTCATGACTCACCATGAGCTTGTAATGATGGCTGGATGCCGGTATTGATGGAATTCAACTCACAGCAAGGAAAGCAATATGTCTGAAATATCTAAAAACGTTACAAGTGCCGGCGCCCTCAAAACAGCAGAACAGCACCATCGGGCTCACGCTGTCGCCGCAGCTCTCGAAGTTATCGCCGCTCGCTCAACGGGATCATCTGGCAGCGTTAATCTATCGTACGAGTTCGAGCAACTTTCGACTTATGCCGACCAAATCCAGGCAGCACTGAAGGTCAGCGCGGAGTGACCCATCCGTGCCGCACTCACCTGCGGCACACCTACCCTTCCCCGCCGTCCAGCAGCACATCAATCAGCTTCTGCTCACCCAGGCGCATCGCACCTAGGCATTGCAGGTCGTCGCACTTGGGACCCAGCCCGAACACCGTCACTTCGCCTTTCGGCCCCATGAGGGTCAGCGCGCCTAAAGTGCATTCCGGGTGTACGCCAGCATCGAGTTCATCTGCGATCTTGCGCAGGGTCTTGGCGGCGTCGCGCCAGCCCTCGCGCTTGAACTCAACGAGCTTTGCGGTCATGTAGTCACCTTCTGGAACCACTCCTCAATGATTCTGCGCAGAACTGGCTCGGTCAGGATGGCCGATGGCTTGTCGCCGGCGATCACTGAGCGCACCAGGTCACAGGGCAGCACGTGGACACCGTCATCAGCCGCTACCGTCAGGTGCGGGCGCTGGTCGGCGATGTCGTGGATATCTGCGGTCATGCCTTCATCATGTTGTGGGTCTGTGCGTGGGCGTGCCCGTGCAGCTCAGCGACGATGAGGCCCTGAGGCAGGCCGGCAGCCTTGGCAGCGTCGATTGCCTTGGCGATTGCGCTATCCAGCTCGGTCAGTACCTTATTGATGTCCTGGCTCAGTGGCAGCGCATGATGAAGGCGCGTGACGTTGGTCATTGGGGGCTACCGTATCGCGATAACTCAAATTCGAAAGGTCCGAAATACAAACGGCGAATCCAGCGCTGCATCGGCAGTCGCACGTACGCGAACCGCCACCTCATTGGGCGAACCGCGATGAGAAAGAAACCGCGATTGATAATCCACGAGACGAACCAGCCGTCGCCGTTCCAGACATCGGCGAACCGACCGTACTTGTTGATCTTCATCGCCATCTCCAGTGTCGCGACACAATTTGCTGATTCGCGAAACGTGTCGCGACTAACCCTTCAACTCAAATACATGCCCGCGCCGCGCCCACGCATAAGCCACCACTCCAGCATGAAGCATCACGCCGAACGGGTTGACCCAGTGCCCTTGAATAGCGGTAACGAATGCGCCGAACGCCCCAATGGCCACCAAGTAGAACGCCGTGCACAGCAGCGGCTGATCCACCGGACGAATCCGGCGCAGGTAGTCGCACGCAGCCAGGGCCACCAAGACGCACAGAAGCGCGTCGAGCACCCCGAGTGCGGAAACAATGATGCTGTTCATGTCAGGCACCTCGCGCCGTCACGACCGACCCCATTGCCGCCTTCAGCGCCGGAATGATGTTCATCGCTGTCAGGCCCAGCACGAATGCCACCCCACACAGCAGATCATCATTCACGGCCAGATCGAGCTTTGGCGCGAGCCATAACGTCACTGGTTGCGTCAGGTAAACCGAAAATCCGAAGCCAGTAGCCACAGCAGTCGCCGCCTGCCCCCTGGTAAGGTCTTTCAGAAAACCAAGGGACAGAATCGAACCGACGAAAGCAGCCATGACCACACCGTACTTCACCAGCACGACGCTGGCGGCAGTGCTCGCCGGTTCTGCCATTGGAGTCTCCATGGGAAATAGGTCGGCCCCGCTGCACTCCTAGCTCGGAGCAATGGGTGTTGGGAGCCGAAAACGAAAAATCCCCTGCGAATGCAGAGGCCCTGAATAGGCGCTGAATCAATAAAACAAAAGTGTTGTATTAACACATAAATGTTGTAGAATGGCTCATCCAAACAACGAGGCGAGGTGATGAAGTTCAGCGAATTTAGACGATGGTTGAAGGCCCAAGGGGTGATCTTCGAAGCCGGCAAAGGAAGCCACTTCAAAGTCACCGCCCCAAACGGCAACAGGAGCACCTTCGCGGATCACGGTAGTAAAGAAATGCCAGAACCGACCCGCAAGGCGATCATTAACAACTGGGGCTCTGAGAGCCCCTTCACCACATCTGAAAGCTGGGCCATCACCTCTGAGGAGCAAGAATGTACGACTATGCAATCCGCTTTGAACAAGACGATACCGGCGTCGCCGTCTTCTGCCGTGACCTGCCAGAACTGAACAGCTTTGGAGATGATCTCAAGCACGCTATCAGCGAGGCTGACGACGCAATTGCCACCACGCTCTCGCTGTATGTCGATCAGCGCCGAGTCATTCCAGAAGCGACTCCACCTGAAGACGGAGAGCATGTTGTGCCTTCGCCAGCGGTTACTGTTGCGAAGATCGCTCTCTGGAACGAAATGATGAAACAAGGCCTGCGCAAAGCGGATCTATGCCGCGCACTCGGCGTACACCAGGCACAGGGCGATCGCCTTGTGGATTTCCTGCATACGTCCAAGATGGAACAACTCGAAGCAGCACTGAGTGCGCTACGAACTTCTATCCGCGTGAGCCCCTCTGAGCCTGGCTGGATCAGCCTCCCATATGGAGGAGCCCAAGCCGGTCTGTACATCGAGCGACTGGTGGATGCATTCCAAGAGGCCGGCGTGACTGAGATGCCAGTCGGTAAAACTCGCGAGGGTCTAGCAAAGGTCAAACGCTATGCTCTGGACTTCATCTTGCGCACCCGATACGCACGCCAACCGAACACAATGCAGGCGGTGGATGCAGTCCTCGATCAGATCGTAGCCACTGGTCGTTTCCGTCGATCGGAGATGTCGGATCCGGTGACTGGCAAAGTAGTTGAAAGCATCGAGCTGATTTAATTTGTGGGCGCGTCTTTCCGCGCTGTCCGCCAAAGTCTGTCTCAACGTCGACGCCCCATTGCATCGATCTCGCTGATCCAGTCTCGCGCCACCCCGAAAGCAAGTTGAGGTCAGGGTGCGCGGGCTGCCGGTGTTTTTCAGATGCGCCGCACTACCGACCAACGGCGTCCAGGCCTTCCCGAGGGCTGTCCTGGCTACAGGTTAATTCGAGGCAATAAAAAACC